ACTTTGAAACAACGGATAGGGGCCAATACTTCTCAGCGTCAATGTCAAGCGTAACGGGTGAGGGCGCGGACATTCAAATATGTGACGACCCGTTAAATCCTGACGAGGCGGCAAGCCCTGTCAAGCGCCAGAATACTATTGATACAATACGAGGCACATTGTTCAGCCGTTTCAATGATGAGGAAAACGGGCGCTTTATTCTAATTATGCAGCGCCTAAACGAGAACGACCCAACGGGCGAATTACTCAAAGATGAGGGATGGGAGCATTTAAAACTACCCGCAGAAGCAAAGAACCAAAGCTTTCATTACGCTATAAACGGCAAGAAGTGGGTGTTGGAAAAGGGTGGGTTACTATTCCCAGAGCGTTTAAGCCGTGAGGTACTGGACCGCAAAGCTAGTGAAATGGGTGCGTATAACTATGCGGGGCAAATGTTGCAGGAGCCTGCGCCGATTGGCGGCGGTGAAATAAAGTCTGATGATTTAAACTATTATTGCTCTAAGGATTTTGACGCTGAAAATTGCAACATTTATATTCTGTGCGACCCTGCCAAGGGTGATGAGAACGCAATCAAGAACGATAATGATTACACAGCCATCGCAGTTTGGGCGCTAGCACCGGATCAGAATTACTACCTAATTGATGGCGTAAAAGGTAGGTTGAACCCAACGGAGCGCGTCAATGCATTATTTGATATGCATAAGAAGTGGAACGAAAAGACCCGAAAGCCTGCAAAGGTTGGATATGAAGATATAGGCATGCAGGCAGATATGCATTACATCAAAGACAAGCAGACGCGGGAGAATTACCGCTTCCCATTGACACCGCTACCGCCAAAGGGTGAGAGGCGCATTAGTAAAATACAGAAGATACGCAGGCTCATTCCTCTGATAGAGCAGGGCCGCGTGTGGTTGCCTAATGATATCTATTATAAAGACTATAAGGGTTTGCCACGCAACTTTATGTCTGATATAGTCGAGGAGGAAATGTTGTTATTTCCATTCGCTCCGCATGACGATTTCATCGATGCTATGTCGATGATAATGGACATGAAGCCCATATTCCCTAAACTTGGGGAATCTGAGGTGCAAACAAATTACGATTGGGGACGCTCTGAAATTAGCGTTTTAGATATATGATTAATAACAAAGACCTCCTGAAACAGTTTAAAAATCACTACGGAATTTCAAAGTCAACATGCAAAAACCAATGGAAGCACATTAATGAGTGTGGCAGCTTTTATTCTGGTGATTACATGGCATATAGAGATGAAATAGCGTCGGGGCGCGGAGCCTCAAGGCGCATTAAAGAGGTCCAGTTTAATAGGGTTAAGCCGTATGTAAATAGTATCGTAGGTTTTATGGCACAGATGCGCCGCAAGCCAGACTATCAAGCCGTTATCGAGCAGAGTGAAGACCAGCGGGCATTATCCGAGTATCTAAACGGGTATTCAGACCACATAAGAGACAATTCAAATTCAGACCAAATGGAAACGCGCCAAGACAAAGACCTTGTTATAGGTGGCGTTGGTGTAACAGATACCGCAGTGACATTAAAAGCTGGACACCCGACACGAAACCCCCATGGGGAAGTTATTGTTGAGCGTGTCGACCCTAATCAAGTTGGCTGGGATGGTAACGCGGAACACCCTAATTTACTAGATAGTGGCTGGTGCTACCGCGCAAAGGATTACGACCTAGACGATGCAATGACATTACTTGATGCCAATGAAGATGATTTCGAGTCTGTCAACCCTGATGATGATATTCGGGACTATGACTTTAACCCGCATGGCGGCATACAGGACAAAATAGGGTATGAGTGGGCAGATTCTAAGCGCCAGATGGTGCGTGTTTACTTTTACCAGTGGTTTGATATTGAGGTGTTTTATCGCATTGAAAACCCGTTGCTAGAGGTTGAAAACCAGGAGCTTGCACAAGAGTTGATTATGGCGCTAGAGGATGTTGAGGTTAATACTGAGGATGGCATGTTTGCGTTTGATCCAACGGCGGAAATGCTAGTTATTACAAAAGACAAACGCAAGCAGATAAAAGATATATTCGCCCTCTTTGGTGTACCGTTCAAGCCGCTAGCAGAAAAGCGCAAGGTGTACTATACGGCTGTATTAAGCGGAGAAAAGATATTTTCTAAATACAAATCAGTCGCGCAAGACGGCTTCTCTCTCAAGTTTAAAACGGGAGATTACGACACTGTTAATAAGATATGGACAGGGATCGTAGCGTCAATGCGTGAGCCGCAGCGTTATTACAATAAATCATTAACTGAGCTAATGCTTATTATCGCCAGCAATTCACGCGGCGGGGTCTTGTATGAAGAGGACGCTGTAGATAATGTGGCGCAGTTCGAGGCGCAATGGGCAAAAACAAACGGGGCAGTTAAAGTAAACAGCGGCGCGTTGTCTGCTGGTAAGATACAACCTAAAGCAATACCAGCGATGCAAACGGGCTACGAGGGTGTGTTAGAGACATCATCAATGGCGCTTGGCCAGGTTACAGGTATTGACGAAAGTTTCTTTGGTGCTATCGCAGGCGGCAATGAAACGGCGATGTTGCAGCGCCAGCGCATTAAGCAGGCGACAACAACGCTTGCTTGTTACTTCGATGCTTGTATTCTGTACTCGAAAGAGCAGGGGCAGATGATGCTGTCATATATGCGCATACTCGCAGATAGTTCACGCGGTCGATTGTTCCCAACGTATGACCCAGATGGAAACCTAGTTTACGAGAAAGTTAGCCCCGACTTCTTTGCAGAGGAATACGATATCCGAGTGAGTGAAGCGCCAGAAACACCGATGCAGAAAGAGTATTACACACAGACATTAATACAAATGGGTCAAACGATGATGACTATTGGCGACCCTCGTTATCTCCAAATGTATGCTGCGGCTGTTAAATATATGCCAATACCGGATAGGGATAAAAACGATATACTGAAAGTATTAACCGGCGAACAGCAGATTGACCCAGCAATGGTCAAGCAGCTACAGGCGCAAATACAAGAGTTGCAGGGTGAGCAGTCGCAGGCTATGATGGCTAAGATGATGGCAGATATTGAAAAGACCAACGCAGATACACAGGCTAAACTAGTCGATGCGCGGAAAACCGCAGCAGAGATAGATGGTGTTCACGAAGACACCGAGAAGAAGGCTATTGAAAATGATATCATAGCAGCAAAGGATTACGAAGAAGTCAATGTCAATATATAGGAGAGCATAATATGACAGACGCACTAAAGGCCGAACTAGAAGATATCGAAGCAGATGCCGTAAAGAAAAAGGAAGAAGCCGAGACAACCACAGACGAAGCACCCGAAGAAGAACCAGAAGACAAGGAAGATGCGACCAATGACGTAGAAGACGCTGAGCCTGCCGATGAAACTGACGATGAAAAACTACAGAACGAAGAAGCTGAGAAGTTGCAGCGCCAAGAAGCGTATCGTGACCGCCAGCGCAAGAAAGCCGAAGACGAGCAGGCTAAAGCTGACGAGGCAGCAGCGAAGGCAGTGGATGCACCGCAGTCTCCCGCCCCACAGGCGGACCCATACGCAGAGGTTCAGCAGTATATCCGCACACAAAAGTTTGAGCAGGCCGTTAATACAGCGGAGAAAGAGCTTATTGAATTGGAGAAGCCGTTTAAAGAGGCGTTCACAGACTATGATGATATAGTGAGTAGTGCTATTGAGCTGACTAAAATGCGCTTGGTAAAGGATGGCATGACAGAAACAGAAGCCGACAGCCATTTGCGCCGTGAAAAGGTTTTGGTAGCCGATAGGGCCGTAGCGCAGGGGCTTGACCCCGTGGAGGCCGTATATAACGAGGGTAAGGCCATTCTTGATGTGTTCGATGCTTACGCGGAGAAGCGGGGTTATAAAAAAGGCACACCTAAAACAAACCTCCAAGCAATGCGCGAGATTTCAAAACCCAACGCAATGACAGGCGGCGCTGGCAAGGGGGCTAAGGCTGGTAACACAACGTTTGATGAGTTAGGCGATGATGATTTGGAAGAGATTCACAATACGACTATCTGGGACACCAAATAAAAGGTTTTCATTGATAAAATAACTATGTTAGAATGTGCGTGTACTGATTTGTTTTGGTACACGCCTTTTTTGTGGTCGCGCACATAAAAACGCAGGGGTCGTGCCTATAAAAACACAGGGCTTTCAAGTTGGCTTCTAATTAACTCAGGTTTCCAAACTATAAATGGGTGGCGTTAGGTTTAATTTTAACTTAATGAGGAATAGATAATGTCCACTACTACTATGTCCGCATCCAATAGCTCTGCCATTGCAAAATGGGAGAAGAAAACTTGGGTCGAAGGATATCAAGTATCGGCGTTCGGCCTTTTGGCGAACTCTGGTGCTATTTTTGACGCTTCTGCTGATTTCGTTGGTGACAACGGACGCGGCGACAACTTAACTTTTGATTATGTTGGTAAATTGACAGGAAACCCACTTGGCGAAGGCTCTACGGCTTTCGGTAACGAGGAGGCTCTTGATATTGGCACACATAACATGGCTATCAATTTAACACGTATTCCAGTTTCAAACCCGAATACAGGTTCTATTGAGCAACAGCGCACAAATGTTGATTTCAGTGAAGTGACCGCTAACGTTATGGCTGGTCGCGCAATTGAATTGATAGACAGCGGCTTGATGCAGCAACTTGCTGGTGTAAACCCTACATCGTTCACATTGAACGGGACTAGCTACACTACTGCGGCTGCTAAATTGCACGTTCAAGGTCACAACGTACCAACAGCACCAACCACAAACCGTATTATACGTGCGGGTGCTGCGGCTACAGACCAAGCGTTGACTTCTAGCGACACGTTCACAATGGACTTGCTTGACTTTGCATGTGAGAGTATCACATCAAATGACCAGCCGATTGCCCCTTGTAACGATGGTTTTTACAAGTTGTTCTTACACCCTTATCAGGTAACTGATTTGAAGCAAGATAGCTCTGGAAAAATCCAATGGTACACGAACGAACTTGCTAAAGAGCAGGGCGGGAAAGAAAGTAAACTAATTCTTCCATACAGTGAAAAACCTATCGAGATTGGTTCTTATGGTCGCGTCAAGATTTACGAAGTTCCTCGCGTTGCTCAAGGCGCTAACAGCTCGTCTAGTGCGGTTATTACAACCGTTCGCCGCGCCGTTATGGTTGGTCGTGACGCTGTATCTTTCGCCTCCCCGTTTGGCGGCATTGGTGCAGGTGACAAGAATGTACCATTTAAGATGTACTCACAGTTATCAGACTATGATTACGTTAAGGGTCAGGACTTGCGCACGATTATGGGCCTTAAGAAAATGGCTCCTTCAAACGCAGAAGATACTGGTGCATTTGTTATTTCAACTTACGCAGCAGCACATTCATAAGGAGAACTTGATATGACTACACCTACAATTGTACCCGCTGGCTTTGCTGGTGATGATACAGACTACAACAAAGTAAAACGAGACCCGACTGGGGCGGCGCGTGCTGTTAAGGGGACTGTTACAGTTCCCTCAGCCACGGCTGTTGGCGCTTTTGTCGGGCTTGTTCCTTTCCAAAAAGGCGCACGCTTTACTGTTGGAGATAAATCTGTACACATTACCGATATTGACACAGGGACAGACAGCTTGGTAAATCTGGGGATCATTTACGATAGTGCTTCCTTTACTGATGATGTTGACGCTTTCGCCTCCGCTTCTACAGCAGGTCAGGCCGGAGGCTTCGTTGCTATTGACGAAGTTGAGGGAATGACTCTTATTACTGATGGTAATGGATGGCTAGCACTTGAAAACGATGCGAATATTACAGAAGCCGAAGGCACTGTGACGTTTGATGTATTGGTTTCATACGACAGTTAATATGGTGACACACCCCTTAACGGGGGTGTATTACTTTCGAGCGAATGCATAATGTTGGTTTATTCTTCGCTCTCTAACAAACAGGAATAAATTGACATGGCTACTTTGGCGCAGTTGCGAGTGAGAATTTCGCGTAAAATGAAAGACCCAAATAATACTGGGATTTCTGCGTCCACTGTAGACGATGAAATAAACCGCGCAATTCGATTTTATAGAAATAGAAGATTTTGGTTTAATGTGGAAGAGGCAACGATTACGCTTGTCGCAGGCACACAAGCCGTTCCCAGCGTCCCTAGCACCCTAGTAAGTGAATTACAGGTAAACGGGTTGATGCTTATTGATAGCCAGATAAAGATAGACCTTAGGAAGTTGCCTCAAGATGATTTCTTTGAGAGCGATGATGACCAAACAGGAAGACCTCACAGTTACACATATAAGAACGGCGCGTTTCTATTGCTCCCGATCCCACAGCAGGCATACACGCTGAAATTACAATACCTCGAAAGCTACGCGGATTTATCTGCTGACGGTGATACAAACGACTTTACCGACAATGCCGAGGATTTATTAATGTTACACGCGCTGAAAAACCTATATGCGGAAGATAAAGACGACCCGCAATATGCAGCGCGGTTTTCAGAATTGGAGGCGGCTGAGTTGTCGGCTTTAAGAGAGAGAAGCGGCAACCTAACGGGGACAGGCGCTTTACAAATTGACACTATTTTATAACCCATAAGGAGACTACCAAGATGATTAACGGCGAATTAAAAAGAAATATTGCAGGCCAAATCACTGCAAACGGAGTTACAGAAGTGACGCTAACTGTTTCAACTTTAGAAGCAGACAGTATTATTATTGTTTCATTAAACACCGCAGCGGGGACACCTAATGATGTGTATGTCAACAGCAAAGATATTGCCACTAAAACAATAGGCTTTAAATCTGTAGCATCCAACACCTCTGTTTATGACGTAATTGTGCTTGCATAAGGGAACCCATGGAAAAAATCAATAAAGAGCATGACACAGAGTATAAGTATTGCCCTGATAGGCATGCTTACTGCTCCTATAACTCTAAGGGTAATCTTGTCGGTGTATTCCCCGAAGAATACGTCCAAGACCCTTTAGAGTTGTGGCGGCAAAAATCTATTCAAGCTGGATACACGCAGGAAGACGGTACTATTAACTTTGAAGACGATAGGGTTAAAACCTTAAAGCCTACAGAAACCGTCTGGAAGATATGGGAACATCACAATGCCAACTCTAACGACTAATTACAATTTTAATAAGCCTCTTGTAAATAATGCCACTGATGCTGATTTATGGGGCGGGTATTTAAATGCAAACTGGGATAGCGTAGACACGCTTCTTGGTTCTGCGGGTCAATTACCTGTAAAATCTGTATTCTTCACAATAGATAACACAAACCCTAATACCTTACTAGGTTATGGGACATGGGCAGCGATTGCAGAAGGCCGATTTATTGTTGGTGTTGGTGAGGGTACTGATGCCAACACAGATACAAGAACTTATCCGGCTGGTAATGATAGTGTTGGAGAATATGACCATACACTAACTGCGGCAGAGCAGGCGTCTATGGCGTACAGTGTAGCGTCAAGAAATTTGACCGACGGCACAGCGCGGGGCTTCGGTGCGGGTCTTTCTGGTGGCCTTATTGGTGGCCCAAATAATAACGGCGGGGCTTCTTCTACATACACCACAGACGGAGGCACAACGCTCATTACTGATAATGCAGGCGGCGGCGCACACGAAAACTCACCGCCAGCCTTCGGCTTGTATGTATGGGAGCGAACTGCTTAATGCCTACCGACCTTGAACCAATCGGCATACTATCGGGCGTTGAACCTGATACTGATAAGCCCCAAGCGACCACGCGGCATTATGTTGACGCGAACCGAATCCGGTTCAAAGATGGTGTTCCAGAGAAAATTGGTGGATGGGAAAACTTAACCTTTGACGGAGACACTGTTTTAGACGGGTGTTCACGCACGATTTATAGCTACAAACTAGGTGGCCAGAATAGGTATTTACTCGGATCAAATACAAAGCTCTTTGATATCTTCGGGTCTGACCGGACAAATATAACCCCATTAAAGGCGGCGACATCGGCTATAGCCAACAGCCTAGATACATTTCATGCGACACTTGGGAGTGCTCCTATTGCAACGGTCTCAGGGTCAACGACAATCACAATCACAGACACCGCGCACAAGATGCTAGCAGGGGATACCGTTACGCTTTCAGGTGCAGCGGCTACAAACGGCGTACCTGCGGGGGATATTAATGTGCCTCAATACGTGCGCAGTATTACCGCTAACGAATACACAATTATAGTAAGTACAGCCGCAACGTCTACGGGTAGCGGCGGCGGCGCGTCTGTTGTAAGGGCTTCGGGTGTTATAACTGTGAATATCACAACACATGGTCGCGTTGATGGTGACAGGGTGAAGATACTTGGTGCGGCGACATTTGGCGGTGTAACGGCGACGCAGATAAATAAAGAATTTTTAATTCGTGGTGTAAGCCCCAACCAGTTTGATATTTACACGGCGGGAACGTCCACAAGTTCAGCCACGGCAGGCGGCGGCGCTGGGACAACTTGGCAAGAGGAAATTGCAACAGGTGCAAAAGACGCTCAACTTGGTGCCGGGTACGGGATGGGCCTTTATGGTGTTGGTCTGTACGGCGTGTCTAAGGTTTCAAGCGCAGTATTGCCGCCTCGTATATGGTCACACGATAGATTTGGAACATTGACATTATCGGCATACAACGAGCAATCTGATATTTACCAATGGAACGGAGACAGAAGCGCCGCACCAGTTAAGGTTGCAAACAGCCCACCTAGTAATTATGTTTTTGTTAGTGATAATATTTGCGTCACGCTCGGTTATGATACAGCAGGCGCAGCGCAAAAAGATAACGCTATATCATGGACAGACCAAGGCGGCTTGACAAACTGGACTACAGGCCAATCTGGTTCGCGTGTTATCCAAGGCGCTGATAAATTCCTGTCTCATGCGGCGGCGCGTGGTGAAAACTTAATATTCACAGAAAAGCAAGTATATATTTTTAGATATATCGGCGGTGAATTTATTTGGCAGACGCGTTCTTTAGATACAAGCGTTGGATTAATTGCGCAAAATGCGCGGGTTGCTGCAAATGGTATTATTTACTGGATGGGTAATAATAACTTTTATATGTGGCGCGGCGGTAATGTCGAGGTAATCCCTGCAAATAGTAGCACTGAAAGCACTATATTAAGCTATGTGTTTGACGATATTAACTTCGGGCAGCGTGAAAAGTGTTTTGCTTGGTATAACGCAGAGTTTCGTGAAATTTGGTTTCACTACCCCACTGCTTCGAGTAATGAGCCGGACAGGGTGGCGCGTGTTAATACAGATACTTTTGAATGGGTTTATGACGAGCATGACCGCACAGCGGCAGAATACCCCGCAGTTATAACCCAAACTCCATACATGGTAAGCAGCGAAAGCCCTCAAAAGCTTTACCTGCATGAAAACGGTGTTAATGCCGATGGTCTGGGTATGGACTGGCGTCTAAAGACTAATAAAATATACGGCGGGAGTAATACGGTTCAAATATCAGCGTTTGTCCCCGATATGAGCATGACCGGCTCTATGAATGTAAACTTGACGACCAGAGATTACCCATTAAGTGCGGATATTGTCAGTAAAAATTACACGCTTACTAACACATCGGACAGAATAACAACAGAGATAAACGGGCGGTATTGGCAGTTTGACTTGTCAGGGAACACACTAGACCAGCGGTTAGAGTTCGGACAATGGTATCATGAAGTCAAGCGCAGCGCACCGAAGGCGGGTGGAAATGCGGGATAAATACAAAACGATAAGCACAACCTCCGCGCTAGATTTACGTTCTACACCAGCAGAGCCGATATTAGATGTAAAGAATGTCGCTGATAATCTAGACCAGATAAATATGTGGATCATAAACACGACAAGGGCGCGGGAGATCGACTTACAGGATTTTGATAATCAGCAATCTGCAAACGTGTCTATTTATAAAGCAGCACCATCAAGCTCAAGTGATTTAAAAGGTACGGAGCAGGTCGGGGACATTTCAGCAGACACGAATTATTTGTATGTAGTTGTTGACAACGCGGGGGCGCTAGAATGGCAGAGAGTGGCAATAGCTACATTTTAAGAGAGTTTAATTTAGGCGATTACAATAAGTTTTCGTCTTGGTGGCAACCGGACAAGCCACCACCAGCGGATAGTTTGCCGATTGCGGGGTTAGTTAGTGGCGATATGAAGGCGGCGGGGTTTCTCGCCAATACAGATACAGATTTTGGGATCGTGACTTGGTGGCAAGCTAACCCCAAAAACAAGGGAAAAGAAAGCTATTTGGCTACAAAAGAAGTAATAAAGGGATTGGTAGATATCGCGGTTCTAAATGGGAAGAAAAACGTTTTCGTTTATACGCAACGGCGTGGTATGATAAGGCTGTTAGAGAGCCTTGGTTTTAACGACTATAATGGTCATTTAATTTTAAGGTTGAAGTAATATGGGTAGTTTTTTCGGCAAAGAGCCAGAGGCACAAGCGCCAACGGCTAGCCAAAGTACAGGTGGTTTCGGTGCGTTACCATCGGATATACAGGAGAAATACAGGGGTTTGCTCGGCAATGTCGGTACTGTTTTAGGTAATCCGTCTGAGTATTTTGCTCCTATGGGTATAACGGGCGGCGAAAGACAGGCAGAGGATTTAATTAACCTCTACAAAGACCCTGAGGCATACCGCTCTCAGATCGAAACGTATTTAAGCCCATACCGCGACATTATCACAGACGATATTAACAAATCTTTTGAAGACCCGTATAGCGCATTGAAAAGTAGAGCGTCTGAGGCTGGTGCTTTTGGCGACACACGCTATCGCGGCGGCGAGGCAGATTTAGACGAGGGGCGGTTACGCGCTATCGCAGCAGCTACACAATCGCAATACAATACAGCGCAAGGCCAAATGCAACAGTCTATCGGTAATCTATTGGGCTTTGGCGGTCTAGAGCGGAGCGTAGACTTGCAGCAACGGAGTGCACTGCCGCAGGCGATTAACATGGCTGGTGGTATTTATTCACCGTTATTAAGCGCGCAAAATCAAACGGGTGGGACTAGCGCATGGACAAAAAGCGGCTCCCAGGGAACTCTCGGTAAAATAGGGCAGGTGGCTGGAACTGCGGCAAAAATCGCAGGGTTCTTTTCGGATGAGAGATTAAAGAAAAATATAAAAAAGATTGGTGAGCAAAAGGGACTTAATGTTTACGAATATGAATACCTATGGTCGCCTCAAAAATGGGTCGGGTATATGGCGCAAGAAGTTGAAAAACTATTTCCTGATGCTGTCGGTGAAAGTATGGGATTTAAAACAGTTAATTACGGGGAAATATAATGGGCTTATTCGGTTTATTCCAATCGCCAGAATCACAAGATTTTCTCGGAAAACTTGGTGGTCTTGGTAATGACTTATACATGCAAGATTTAGCTATCAGTAACCCTGATAGTTTCGCCGCGCTGTCTAAAGCGCAATCTGAAAAATCAGACCAGCGCATACGTGCCGAGGATTTACAGTATAGGCAAAAAGAGAGGCAGCGCCAGATAGAGGCGCGCGACAGATTTAAAACCACGCTGGGGAGCATCTATAAAACGGGTGGGTTTAACGGTGACGCAGATGCTAGGGGGCGAATACTGTCACAGGCGCAAAGCCCAGAGGAATTCGCGCAGCTCGGCAAAGTGTTAGGGACATTAAACCCAGAAAGAGATATCAGAAGTGTCGGCGGCACTCTCGTTGAGGTGGGCGCAGACGGAAGCGTTACACCAGTGTACACAGCCCCGCGCCAAGGCACTGACGCGCCAAGCGCCGTCCGCGAATACCAGTATTTTCAAGGATTAGATGAAGAAGAAAGAAGAGAGTTCCTAAAAGTTAAACGGAGTCAAGAGATTTTGAACCTTGGAGGCTCATACGGTGTGGTTGACCCTACGACAAACACAATAGGCACTGAATTTGATAAGACATTACCCCTCGAAGCCCGACCAGAAACCAGAAGAGAGCAGGCGTCTGCTACGGAGGTGGGTAAAGAACAGGGTGTCGCAAGGGCAAAACTAGAAAGCATGTCCGCAAATGTGCCAAAATTAAATAAAGTTGTGGAGGATCTCCGAGAGTTAGCGAATGCGGCGACATACACTAAGGGCGGTCAACTATACGACACTATTATGCGGGAGGCGGGAATGGAGCCTAGTGAGGGCGCTGTTGCTAGAGCCAAGTTTATAGCTAAAGTTAATAACGAGACATTACCACTATTGAGGGAGACTTTTGGCGCTGCGTTTACGGTTCAAGAGGGCGAATCCCTTAAGGGAACTCTTGGTGATCCGAATTTATCACCGCTAGAGAAACATGCGGCTCTTGATGCGTTTATTGAGGCGAAAGTAGGTGAGGTTGGGTCTCTGGAGCGTAGGGTGGGGCCAATGGAGGCATCACAGAACGCTATAGTAAAGCGAGAAGGTGAAATAGGTGCAAATAAGCACCAAAAACGCAGAGTATTTAACCCAGCAACAGGCCGATTAGAATGATTGAAATAGACTTACCTGATGGGACCATTGCAGAGTTTCCAGACAATATGCAACCCGAAGATATCGAGGCTGTGTTGCGACAGCAATTTGGTGGGGAACAACAACCTGCACCTAGTAAAAACGGTGCGGGGCTGTTAGGATTACCAGCAGTAGCGGTAGAGGGTGCGTCCCTTGGCTTCGCGCCTAAAATAGCGGCGGGACTTGGCAGCTTATTCGCAAAGCCTGTTCTTGAGGCTAGAGAAGCTCTGACAGGTCAGGAGGCGCCAACGTTGGGGCAGTTATATGAAATAGGCGTGGACAAATACCAAAACATCGGCAATCAGGCGCGGGAAGATTTTCCCATCGCCGCACCATTAGCAGAAATAGGAGGCGCAATTGGAACGGGTATCGCAGCAGCGGGGACAGCCCCGATTAGAGCCTTGGGAAGTCTTGCTAGCCGTGGCGGTATTGCGGGGAGAACACTCACAGGCGCGGGGATTGGTGAAGGTTCCCAACGTCTTTATGAGGCAGGGGCGGGAGAGTCTGGCAAAGAGCTTGAGACACTGGGGCGCAAAGGGGTATCTTTGGGAGGTATTTTGGGCGGTGCTTTTCCTGCTGTTGGCTCTGGTATCAATCACATAAAAAAAATCTTGACACCTAAAATAAAAGAAAGCGCAAAGCCTATTATCGCTCTCGCCAAGAAGTACGATATCCCACTTGGGCTTGATGATATAACAGATAGTGATTTTTATAAATACGCTATCAGCGAAGGTGGGAATATGCCGTGGAGCGGCGCAGGCTCAAGTGCTGAAACGCAGTTAAAGAAATTCACAAAAGCTGTCGCAAAAACGGTGGGCCTAGAAGACGCACAAGACTTAACACCAGCGAACATGGATAAGGCGTTCGCCAAGGTTGGTAAGGAATTTGATGAATTAACCAAAGGGAAGACCTTTAATGTTAATGACGATGTGTTGGGCGGTCTTGATGATATAAGAGAAGTAGCGGAGCGCGGCGGGTTCGGTGATGCTGGAGAAAAGCAACTGGATAAATACCTTAAAGAGTTTTACGCGACCATTGACGGGGATGGCGCTATAAAAGGCGAGAGCGTCGCGAAAATAAGAGCGAAGCTTAATAAGATATCACGCACAGCTAGCGACCAGAACGCAAAAGGCTTAGCAGGAGAAATGGAGAGTATTATATCTGATTTAATCAGTGACGGCTCACCACTTGCACTTAGACAGGCAAAATATAAATATAAAAACCTAATCGCCCTTGAGCCGTTGGCACAAAAATCGCAGGTAGACGGCATCATATCACCCGCGCTCTTATCAAGTCGCGTGAGCCAAGTATATAAACGCCAAATGACGCGTGGAAAAGCTGGGGAACTTGGTGATTTGGCGATAATTGGGCAGGCTATAAAACAAACTGTGCCGCAATCTGGGACCGCGCCGCGCAGGGCGGTTCAGGAAATGTTTGGTGGTGGCGCCGCGTTGGGTGCGGGGTTTATTAACCCCATTATCCCTGCGGCTTATTTTGGTGGGCGAGGTATCGGCTTAGGTGTAAACCGAGCGTTGCAGGCGAGAAATGTTGACCCTAAGTTGCTCGGCAAGCTAGCTAGCGGTGCAGCAGATGCACCACAAATACAAAATATGGCAACACCGTTATCAGTGGGTTCTGTTTTAGGGGTGTTACAGTAACATGATACTACTTTCAATCATCGGCGGCATACTGTACCGTATAAGGGGAGGCTGGCCTAATTTACCAAGGCCCATAGAGCAATGCTTATTTTGTTTACCAGTTATAGCGATCAGTTTACCGTCCGGCTTATATGTGGCGCTCATCCTGTACGCTTTATCGGTTGCGGCGACTACCACAGGCCACGGGCAATGGATGAGCCTCGGTTATGTCAGGGGCAAGCGGATAAGCCCAGAGAGATTTGATTTTGTAATAAAATTACTGTTTGGAGCCGACCCGCGCACCGAAAGCACATACACCCCCAACCCAGATGCATTATTGCAAGACAGACTGTATTGGCGCTGTGTTGCCGGTATGGCATTATCTGGGCTTCTAATCACAGCCCCATTATTTTATATATCTCCGATACTTGGCTTGGCAGGAATTTTAAAGGCTCCGGCGTATGTAATCGGGTGGGCGCTATTTCCAAGATACTACGGATATGATAAACTCCGTATAGGAAAGTTCGAACTGAACACGTCAACAGCACTCGCTGAGTTCTTAACAGGTCTATTTATTTGGGCCGCATTAATCGGAGGTCACTATGTTGGATAAAATTAAACCACACCTAACACCACGTAATATTATGATTGCTATTGCTGTAATTGGTCTGGTCGCCGTATTAGCGACAGGCGGCATTAACGCACCAGCAGGATTTGGGAACGGATGAGTACTAAAATGCAAAGGACCGTAGAGGTTGTGGAAAGCGGCGCGGCCTACACCGTAGCAGGAGCCTCCATGACTGCTCCGGCTTGGTTGGCTGACGCTCATACATACGGAGAATTGGCCTTGCTCTTTCTCGGTGTTCTAATCGCCGCAACAACGCTTTATTTAAATGTTAGAAAAATCAGAAAAGACAAATGACCACAGGTGTTAAAACTAGCGAATTTTATATCACATTGCTTGCTCTTTTTATTGGGGCTGGTCTTGCTATTTATGGCATTGAAGGCGGAGTTATCGCATCGGTATTATCAGT